TCTTAAGTATTGAAGAAAACTACGTAGCATTAGCAGCCGCCTGTTGTTTTTGGAAAGCGCCCTTCAAGAAATTTTGACGGGCAAATTCTTTTCTGTTGACAAATTTAGTCATTTCACCCTTTTTGTTGGCAGCAACAACGCCTTCTGGATTTGTTCCTTCACCGCCAATTGAATGACCCCATTGATTGTTTTTGGCCATTACGCCAGTCAATACATCTTTGGCCTTTTGAAGATGATTATGAAGTTCCAAAGCTTTCTTAAAATGATCTTTATTGTCATATATTTCTTGCATCATCGCAGCGTGAGCTTGACGTTTTTTATTTTTTGCTGCTTCAGTTTTTACAGAATCTAAATCTTTTTGATGTCTTGCTTGAAGATGAGCCAAATAACCTTCAACAGAAGGCTCTCCGCCTTGTCTAACCATATCGTTTACATGAGTTTCAATATTTTGACCATGTTTAGAAACAACATCAAAAGCTTCTGGTTTCATACTGCGATAAGTTCTTGTTGCTGCTTCTCTATGACTAAGAAATTCCTGTTGTTCAGCGGGCGTATAATTAGCCGGATTTATTGTTATTGTTGGATCAATATTATGAACATCCGGATGATTACTTAATCTAGCTCTTTCTTTATCATCTAATGGGCCAGCTGACATACCTTCGAGTCCAGCTCCTTTTGGTCCTTTGTATTTTGTATGAATTACAACGCCCATTTTTGCCGCCTTAATTTTTGCTGCATCGGCTGAATCAGTAGGTGTTGAATACGTAATAGTGTTTGGCGTAAAACTATGACGACCACCAGAGGTTGTAATATCAGGCTTAGTATACTTCATATCGCCTTGATATACATCTACGGCCTTTGCGTTTTGTGGCATAATTTTAGGAAGATGTTCAAAAGCAGCATGCATTTTTTTAGCCAATCCTGGAGCATGCCCATAGTGTTTATCGATATCTTCGTGACTAAATGCAAGTTTTGGAGTTTTATTAAAAGCGCCTTTTGTTGCAACAAAAAACTGACCTGTTTGTGGATGATGACCAAATACTATAGAGGGCGCACCATCAAACTTTGTGGAAAAATGAGTCGCCGAATTTTTACCCAATAGTTTTTTATGAGCGTCGTCTAGAAAATCAGCAGCTCTAGCAACACCTTCATGACCGTCGTAAATCGCGTTATCTTCTAAGTGACGAAGATGAGTTAATGGTTTACCTTCAGTTTGTTTAACAGGAGCTTCTATTAAATAAGTTTTAAAATTAAGCATTATTGCGCTCCTTGTGCTTGCATATTTTGAGCGTGTTCGGTGTCAGCCGGACTATAGAAACTTGTACCGCTATGTTCTCCAGTACTATTACCAAATATAGGATGAGTCTGTTGATGTTTTAAAGCCGCTACTTGTTGTGGTGTTGGTTTAGTAGGTGATTTACTATTCTTTACTTTTTTTGTTGTTGGAGGTGTTTCTACAGTTTTCGGATAACTTCCATTTTGTTTAACATCAGAAGTTTTTATGCTGGCATTTACTGGATAAGAGCTGACAGGGTTTCTAGAAGTAGTAGGTCTAGTATCTAACGCTAAATCCATGGGGCCAACTTTAAAAGTTGATTTTCCAGAATAACTGTGACCGTTTAAACCATTTCTTGTAATTGATTTAGTAAGATAATCACTAGTATCATAAACTGAAGCTTCAGGTTTATTTCTTTCTGTAGAAACAAGTATAGATGGAGCTTGATCTTTATGAATATTAGCCATATCTCTAATTAAAGATTCTTTAATTTGATCGTGTTCTGGAGAAGTTGAAGGATGATCTAAAATTTTAGAAATAGAATCATGTAAAGCTGCAGCCATTCTAGTTTTCATTTTTAAATTTTCATTTGCCATATCATTATAAGCTGCTCTTAACTTAGGATCTTTACTGTCTCTTAAATGACTCACAGCGTGTTTACTCAAATTTCCACCAATAACCTGACCATTCGAATTCATCATAGGTTTATAAGTTAATTTTTTATCGCCTAATTCATTAAAATATTTAGATAAAACATCATGATGTTTTGCCAAAGCAGTTTGTTGAGAAAGAACTCCTTCTTTTCCTATATTATTTAAAGTTTCTTGTAAACCGCTTTTTTCTCCATGCATTAATTGATGATGTTTATCAATTATACCAGACATAGTTTTTACACTAGGAGAATGTATTTTTATTGTAGAAGAAGGAGATTTAGCATATTTTAAAGAAGCTCCCAAATGTTCTAAATAAACTTTAGATTTATCAGGTTCTCCTCTATCATTTTGCGTACTAATTTCTAAATCAGCTCCTCCAGACCTACCAACATTTTCTTTACCAATATGTCTAGAATCTGAAACGCCCAAATTATAATTATTTCTAAGATGATTTATAATAGCAGAAGCAGTTTTTTTAGAATCTTCATGCATGTTTCCCATTTCTTCGTCGCCGAAATGAGCTCTCGCATTTCCCAATTCAGGAATTTGCGAAAATTTATTCGGATCATATTTTTGATTTAACATATGCTGCATAGCAGCAGAATGAGAACTTTCTAAATTAGAACCATTTTGTAATGAATTTTTTAAATGATTAATATATTTTTGCAATAAATGATGAGTAAGATGTTCGTTAGCATGGCCAGAAAAAGCAGTGTCAGCTCCTTTAGATTCAATTAAAAAATCCTTAAAATTAATCATCAAACTTTCCTCGTAGTAATAGTTGTTTCCCCAGTTTCTGGGTTATGTTGTACATGATGCGCGTGAAACTCTACATCTTTATGTTTCTTTTTCAAAGACAACATAGCTTCTAAATTCTCCGCTGAATCATCATACAAATGAACTCTTTTATAACCATGTTTATCAATAGCGTCCGATATAATTGCTTTCTTTGCCTCTGAGGGTTTTTTCTTTTCGTTCGGAGGATTACCAGATCTTCTAACGTGAACCTTACCGATATCGATACCAAACTTCATCATATGATGAGCAAATTTAGGCTGATCGTCTAAATCTTGGCGCGCTGTTAGTATTTCTACTTTACGACCTTTATCAGACAATCCTTTCAATTTATTTATGACTTTCTTAATAGGTTTCGCTGATTTACCAAACACATCTGAAGATTTGAACTCGCCAAAATCATATGAATGTCCAGGAGGCAATTGATGAGTATTGAATTCAGAACTCGTCAAGGTTCTAACTCTTTTGCCTGATGAATCTTTGACGTGAACTCTAAGCTTGCTGTTATCGTGATGAACCAAAGTATCGTCTAGATCGTAATAATGAATTTCATGCTTTGGATTATTGGTTTCTTCAACAATAAAATCAGCGAAATCTTTAAACGTTATCATTATAATTCCTATATTAGATTATGGTTTATTTATAGTTTTTAGATAATAAAAAAGGCGAGCTTTTCAGCCCGCCTTTAATTAACGAAAATACGGTTAAGGGGAACCCCACCCATGTTTTCTTAACTATTCCGTGTCTCTTTATAGACTCTTGCCTCTTGCGACGTTGCGCAATACGTATTTTCGTTTGTATTATTTAGTCTTTCTTTTGTTTTTATTTTTCTTAATTTCAATTTTTTTCAGAAAAAAACTTGGAGTGAACCCATCGAATCCGCTACCAAGGTTGAGCTGACGCATAAATTTGCGACAACCTTCTTTGTTGTCGAAAGTTTTGATAATTTGTTCTGTTGCTGTTTCGAAAACCTGATGAACACCGTTATCAACCTTCATCTTATAATTCATGATTTCATCCTTTTTTCTCAGTTTATAGTATACTTTAGATTTTTATGAAAGTCAAGCGGATTTTAACGATTCGGATAAAAAATTTCCAAAGGCTTTTTCTTTTTAACGGCATAGTCGTGAGTATACCAAGTTCCGCCATTCTTTTGATGTTCTGTTTGGTATGGTACAACCATTAAAACGTCACAACTATCAACAATATTTCTATTTCTTTCAAAATAAGAGTATGGTGGTCGATATTCGTCCGATTTGTGAAATGCTCTAAGTTCAGATTTAATGGGCGGATGACAAACAATTTTACAACCCAATTGTTGAGCTATGTTAGCAACTTCAACATCAACTCCAACACAATCTCCATGATGAAGTTCAATGTTGCCAAGAAGATAAATCATACCTTCAAGATATTTTTTAACTTCTTTTAATTGTTTATCATCCATACCGGAACGAGTTCCAGTTACGCCTATTTTATGTATCACTTGACTAACTCTTCAATATGAACAGGTGTGTAATCACGAACTTCAACGCAACAATTTATATAACGTTTATCTTGCATAAGTCCTCTGTGGGCGCCTTTATGAACGTGACCATGAAGATTATACTTACGTTTATACAATGCGCTTTCGTGCAAAGGAACGTGAGAAAGAATACAATCAAATTCCTTGAAATCTCTCCACATGAGTATTTTCTCAAAATTGTTTAGAAGATGTTCACTTTTTCCATTGTCATGATTGCCAAGGATCAATCTTTTTCTTCCGCGCAATCTAGAAAGCATTTGGTGACCTTTACCAAAATAAACGTCACCAAGATGATATACAATATCATTATCCTTAATCGTTTTGTTCCAACGTTCAACCATATACTCATTCATATGATGAACATCATGAAACTCACGTACAGGTCCGCCATCAAAACCTGTAAATTTAAGAATGTTTTCATGACCAAAGTGCGTATCACTTATTATATAAATGTCTCTCATTTAAACCCCGAAAATTTAGATCTATCAAATTTATTTTTTGGTTTAGAACGTTCGTAATCTTCCTCGCCAAATTTAGTATTATCCATTACGGGACCTTCAAGGATATCTTCTTGTGCTGATTGTTCTACATCATAGAGACGCATTTTGCTACGATCAACCCCAAGAACAAACCTACGATTAATGTTGGGATCATTGTATCTATTCTTAAGCTGCTTAACCATAATTTGACCGAGGTCTTGAAGTTCTTCTGATGAGATGAGTGCAAACATAAAATCAGCTGTGGCTGGGAGTCCAAAGGATTCTGATGTATCTTCCAATCCCACGTCGCTGTTCGAATATCCGCTTCTAGTTGTCTGAGTTGCACTGACGATAGGAACATTGAATTCAACTGCCAACCCTCGTAGCTCTTCCGCGATTGACTTGATAAGGGTATAAGAATTGACGAGGGAACCATGTTTAATCCTTGATGACATACAAATGTTTAGATAATCAATATAGATAATATCAGGCACAAACTTCTTTTTCAACTTCAATTCGTTTAGCAGATGTCGAAAGTTGGCCGAACCAGCACAAGCTGTTGGATATTCTTTAATTACCAACTTACCTGTCGTTTTTCTTTTAATTCTAGCAATTTTCTTATCGTATATTTCTTTTGACAACTGCTTAAGATCGTCAACTGTTACATCAAGCAAGTTCGCATCAATACGTTCAGCAATACGTTCTTCGGCCATTTCTAGTGTGATATAAAGAACATTCATACCAGCTGACAAATTGCCCGCCGCGCAATGACACATGAAAAGAGATTTACCAACACCTGTACCCGCCAAAGCGATATTAAGAGTCTTTTTTGGTAACCCGCCTTGAGTGATCTTATTGAAGAATTCTAGATCGAACGGTATTCTATCTTCTTTCGTATGATAGAATTCATAGCGTTCATTCGCGTCTTCAATGAAATCATGCCCAACGTGTGTATCAAATGATACGGCGAGCGCGTCTGATAAGATCTGTGGTATGGCCCCTTTAGAGGTTTTCCCATCACCGTCATCCAATATCCGAATGGATGACATGATCGCGTTGTAGATAGCCTTATCTTGACAGAACTTTTCCGTCTGGTCGCTGAGCCATTCAAGTTTTGTTTCTTTATCTTCCGCGAAGGCACTGATAATTTCCTTTGATTGGTTGAAAACTTCTTGATTGATTCCGTCTTTATTAGACAGGTCGATCGCCAAGGCTTCTTTGGATGGAAACGAGTTATACTTGTTAACGTATTCCTGAACGAGTTTAAAAATAATTTTATGTGATTGATCCGAAAAATATTCTTCCTTAAGAAAAGGAATAACTTTACGGGCGTACTGTTCGTTATAAATTAGATTAGAAAAGATTGTTGTTTCAATCATCAATGATCCCTGATATTAGTGAAATATCCCAATACATAATTTTCTGCAGCATCAGACACGTAATGAATAGAATTGTTTGGATAAGCTATTGAATGAATATACTTTTCTTTTTCAAAAAAGTCAATAGCGTAATAATCGTCGTCTATACGGTTAATTACAGCCTTCTTCAATTTATCGTCAGAGTAATACTCGTCAATGATTTTATTCGACATCTTCATTCTCCATTATAGCGCCAGTCGCCATCTTATACTTGTTTTCAATAAAATTAGCGAAGTCGGTTTCCTTAAAAAGAGTTGTCCAAAATTCTTTATTATCAACAATTTCACTGGCTCTAAATGAAGGAGTGCGAACTTCGCCTGTTACTCTGTCAACAGTCGCATACCAACCAACCTTTGGCTTTGTTATATAATTACCTTCTAAGGCCACATCGAGAAGGCCAGACCAACGGTTAATACCACCTTCAAAAGAAACGGTAATCGGTATCTTTGATTTTTCTTTGACAAATCTAGACTTTTCAACATTGATAACAAAATGATATCCTGCAATCTCATTTCCTTCTTTATCCTGCTGGCGGCCGAGAATCCAAATACTATCAGCGCCATAATAAGCACCAGTGTTATGTGAAATAATACCATTTTCTAATACATACTGTTGGTTATCGGCAACAGAAATATCGTAAACGGGTAATTTACCAACACTTTTAATTGATTTAATTTTCATCGTTTTTCCTTTTACATTTTTCATTATGCCACCTAATAATATTACCCTTTGTACTAGTAATACCACAATGTATGCAGGTTTCTTTTTTATCTGGTGTTATTTTTTTTACGTTAACCCATATAGATAAATCATAATTTATTAATTCATTTTTATCAATATAAATTTTTTCTAGTGTTAATTTATTTTGTAATGTAATAAATTTTCTATTTCTTTCTGATAATTTTTTCTTTTGGATTTCAGAAGATGGTCGTTTAGCAACTTCTGAAATCCATTGTTTTATTTGTTTTTCGGATTTATAATTTTTACCAGAATGTATTTCTGACAATTTTTGTTTAGTTTTATCCGTATGGGATTTTCCATAAAAATTATTCTTATTTCCTTTAAAATTTTCAGAAAGTATTTTATTTCTTTCCTTTTTACAATAATCAAATAGTCTAGAGTTTATTAGTCTTTTTTCTTGACCAACACCTATTCTACTCATGCAATACCAAGCGTGAACTAAACTAGAAGTTTTATATATTTTATAAAGCAACCAGTGAGCTAGATAATGTTGTTTTGCGGTTAATTTTATAAGATTATTTTTTTTGTTTGATCCACCCATACATTTTGGTACAATATGATGAGTTTCTTTGTACAAATCAGGTTTAGGGTTAAATAAAGCATCTTTAATTAAATTATCGTATATTTTTTTATAGTCCATAGTTATTCCTCCTATGGACTATTTATATTTTCTGAATCTTATTATGGCACTGATAAGAAATTCTTATCAAATAATTTATCAGTGACTTTAACCCAACCGGTTTCCGATAAAAATTTATGGTTTTCTGATACAATAACTTTATATCCATCTTCAAATTCCACCTCAAAGCATTCTGGTGTTCCATCAGAAAGCGTTTCTGGATTCCAAACATCAGTAACTTCTTTTGGTCCATCATTAGTTAAAACTTTATCTCCGATATTGATAGTTTCAATATTCTTCAAA